AAAAAAGATTTATCTTGATGCTGATGGTAAGAATTCTACTAAACCACCTGCTGTAGTTGATAAGTCCTTACAACCAATAACTAATACATCTAGTATTGGTAATGGATCTACTGGTAATGCTCAAGTAAGATTAAAACCTTACGAGTACATGGGCAAAACGGGAATCTCAGTTCAACTACTTGCTTTACAGGTAACGGAATTAAAAGAATATAATGGTGGCGAAAGTTTGGCTTTCGAGGCTATTGATTCTGATAAAGACGTTATCTAATTAATAATAAACTTTTGGTGGGCCCTAACGGGCTCATCAATTTAATTAACTAAAAGGATTTTAAATGTTTCATTGTTTTAATGTATCACCTGAGATTATAAAAAAGATTAAAGATGGTAAAAAGAAAAATGCTCTTAAAGGATATTATATAAATGTTGAGGGTAAGCAGATTGGTTTAATGAATTCTGAAACTGATAAAATAGATTTAGTTATTAAGGTTGGGCAAATTTTAGATCTAACTATTTTAAGCAGAGATGAAAAAGAAATAATTATGAATGAGGAGAATATTGCAGAAGAGTTAAGACCTTATTTTGCATGTAACTATCTTTATACCATTGATTCTTTTGAGACAATTCAATGATTGGATATTCAATAAAACAAATAACCTATAACGATACTAAGCCTTTTATTTTAGATATTCACTATGCGAAAAGGATGCCAAGTATTTCTTACGCTTATGGTTTATTTTATGAAAATGAATTAACAGGTATTGTAAGTTATGGATCACCTGTATCACCTGCCCTATGTAAGGGTGTAGCGGGTGAAGAAAATAGATCTATTGTTTTAGAGTTAAACAGATTAGTTTTAAAATATAATAATAAAAATGAAGCTTCTTACTTAGTAAGTAATTCATTAAAACTTTTACCTAAACCTAGAATAATAGTTTCTTACGCTGATACTAAACAAAATCATATTGGTATTATATATCAAGCTAGTAATTTTTTATTTACAGGAACTAGTAAACCTAGAACTGATATGGCAGGTAAAGATGGTAAACATAGTAGACACCATTTAGGTGATAAAACTAATAGAGTTTTTAGAAGTGCTAAACATAGATATATTTATTTAATGGGAAATAAAAAAGATAAAAAACAATTATTAAAAAATTTGAAATACCCAATATTAAAATACCCTAAGGAGAATGTGAATGAGTAAGTTTACTAAAAAGTTTGATAGAAACCCTAGAGATTTTTATCCTACACCTTATGAGGCGGTTATACCTTTATTAGAATGCCTAAAGCCCAAGACCAAATTTATAGAGCCCTGTGCGGGTAACTATGCTTTAGCTAATCATTTAATAAAGCACGGTCATATATGTCAAAAAGCTTTTGATATAGAACCACAAAATAAATTAGTTAAAACAAAAAATGCTTTAGATATTAATAAAGCTTCTATGTTTATTACTAATCCACCGTTTCATAAAAAATTATTATTACCACTATTAGATCATTTTATAAATGTAGCTGATACATGGTTACTGTTACCTGCTGATTATATGCATAATAAATATTTTAGTAAGTACCTTGATAATTGTAGAACAATAATCTCTATAGGTAGAGTTAAATGGATACAAAATAGTAAGATGTCTAGTACAGATAATTTTGCATGGTATCTATTTAGTAAAAATAAAACTAACACTAAATTTTATGGAAGAAAAATATGAGAGATTTAATAGAAACTTTTATTGATGTAGGTAGCGGTTTAATTTTATCTACATTAATACAATTATTAATATTCCCATTTTTCGATTTACACCCGACTGTTTGGGAGAGTTTTAATATAGCAATAATATTTACAATAATATCAATGATACGTTCTTGGGTATGGCGTACAATTTTTACAAGGAGAAGAATAAATGATAATAGGAATATGCGGTTACAAGGGGTCGGGAAAAGACACATTAGGCGAAGTGTTAACTGATACATTTGGTTGGCGTAAGATGAGTTTTGCTCAACCTATAAAAGATTTAACACATACTACTTTTGGAATAGATAAAGCAATTCTATCTGGTACTGATGGTGAAAGAGAACTTAGAGAATTACCTTTACCTGATTGGTTTAATTTATCTTCAAGAGAAATATTACAAAAAGTTGGTATGGCATTTAGAGAAAATTTACATGAAGATGTTTGGGTTAGAATATTAGAAAAACAATATGAAAACTGTAAAGAACATGTTGTTATAACTGATGTAAGATTTCCTAATGAAATTAAAATGATTGAAAAACATGGATTTGTTGTTTGCGTTAAAAGACCTGATTGTAATGGCGATGGCCATGAATCTGAACACGCATTAGATAATCATGCTTTTAGTTATGGTTTTAATAACGATGGTACTAAAGAAGCTTTACAGGCTAAGTTTTATAATTTCTTAAAAGATAGAATAGTATGAAAATAATAAACGATGACTGTTTAAAAGTATTACCAACATTAGAATCTAATAGTGTTGATTTAATACTTACAGATCCACCTTATGGTACTACAAGAAATAAATGGGATAGTGTTATTCCATTAGATAAAATGTGGACAGAATTAAAAAGGATTTCAAAAGATAATACTGCGTCAGTTATATTTTCTCAAAATCCTTTTACTTCTGTTTTAGTTTCAAGCAATCTTAATATGTTTAAGTATAATTGGATATGGATGAAGCCTCAAGGTACGGGTCATCTTAATGCTAAGAAATACCCATTAAAAAATCATGAAGATATTTGTGTGTTTAGTTTAAAGCCACATAAGTATAATCCTCAAATGACTAAAGGTAAGCCTTATAAAATTAAATCAGGTAGACCTAGTTCAAATTATGGCGATCAAGTTTCTGTTGTTACAGAAAATGATGGTTTTAGATATCCTAAAACTGTTATTGAATTTGCTTCTGATAAAAATAAATTACATCCAACCCAAAAGCCAGTAGCCTTATTAGAATATTTAATTAAAACTTATACTAATGAAAATGATACTGTCTTAGATTTTACAATGGGTAGCGGAAGTACGGGTGTTGCTTGTAATAGTACTAATAGGAATTTTATTGGAATAGAATCAAACAAAGATTATTTTGATATAGCCGATAAAAGAATTAACAATAAATTATAAAGGATATAAAATGACTAAAAAAGTTTTCCTCGATTTGGAAACCAATGGTTTACTTGATACAGTAGACACAATATGGTTAGCAATAACTAAAGATCCAGTTACAAATGAGGTTAAAACTTTTTCTGATCATGATGAAAAATCTGAACCTTTAAAAGACTTAACACCTTACTTAGATAGTTTCGATTCTATTATTACTCATAATGGGATTGCATACGATCTTCCTGTGATGCTTAAGTTATTAAATTGGAAACCTAAGGATAATGTTAAACTTGTAGACACTATGATTATTTCTCAAATGAATAATTTTAGACGTGAGGGTAAACACTCTTTAGCTAATTTTGGTAAGATACTTAAAGATGCTAAAGGTGAGTCACCTGATTTTGATCATTACTCTGAGGCTATGAAAGTTTACGGAATACAAGATATTAATTTGACTCATAAGGTTTATAAGTATGTAGTTAATGAAGCTCAAACTTTAATTGCTAATAGACCAAATTTTAAAACTGCATTACAAACTGAACATGCTATTGCTGAAATTTGTGCAAGGCAAGTTACTACTAAATGGAATTTTGACACTACCAAAGCCAAAAAATTCTATGAACAATTAACTGCTGAGATGAAAGTTATTGAAGATGAGATTAACCCTACATTAAAACCTAGGAAAGTTTTAATTGATAAAGAACCTAAAAAGGCAAAGTACCTACAAGATGGTAGATTTAGTGCTGTTAGTGCTAGGATGTTATCTGAATTTTTAGGTACTGAAATAAAACAAACTGATACTGATAAATGGAAACCTAATAAACTGTTTCAACGCTTTAAAATGACTGAAGCCAATTTGGGAAACATGGACATGGTTAGAGGTATGTTAATTGATGCGGGATGGAATCCAAGCATGTATACTCCTGGAGGCGAGCCAAAGATAACTCCCGATACGTTACATACTATTAAAGGTGATATTGGACAAAAGGTTTTAAAATATTATCAATTAAGATCTAGACACTCTGTACTTAAAGGTTGGATTGAATTAGCTGAACTTAATAATGGTAAGGTCATGGTTGAGGCTTTTAATCTTGGAACCCCAACCTCAAGGCAAAGACATAGTAAAGTTGTTAATGTACCTAACTCAAATGCATTTTTTGGATCTGAGATGAGGTCTTTATTTATCGCTGATGAAGGTAAAGTAATGGTTGGATGTGATTCAAGCGGGAATCAGATTAGAGCATTATGTCATTATTTAAATAATAAAGAAGTTAGTGATCATGTTTTAAATGGTGATATTCATCAACACAATGCCGACACTGTAGGTGTACCAAGACCTTTAGCTAAGGGTCTACTTTACGCTACAGTATTTGGTGCGGGTTTTGCTAAGCTTGGTAAAATGGTTACTGGTGTTGAAGATATTGAAAAAGGTAAAGAGGTTAAGAATAAACTTTATAATGCCCTACCAGGTCTTAAAGAACTTGTAGAGAAGTTGAATAGATTTTTTTATACAACTAAAAATAAAGATGGTTTAGGTTTTATTCCAGGGCTTGACGGTAGACGTATCTACGCTGAGTCTAGTTTTAAATGTTTAAACTATTTACTACAATGCTTTGAGGCTATTACAGTTAAGACTGCTGTAGTTAATGCTTTTAAAATGTTTAAGGATGAGAATATCGAAGTTGATATGCTTGGCTTAATTCATGACGAGGTACAAGTACAGACTAAACCTGAGAACGTTGAACGAGTTAAAGAAATATTAAGTTATTCTTTTGGTGATTATATTACTAAAAAATTAGAACTTAATATTCAAATGAATGGTGATGCGAAACATGGAAAATCATGGTTAGAAACTCACTAATAAAATGGGTTAGCGTTAAAATGCTAGCCCAACAAAATTATATAAAGGTATAAAATGAGTAATAAAAACAATATGATAGGGATAATTGATGGCGATGTATTGATATACAGGGCATGTCATAAAGCCTTAAAGGATAATTTAGATGTTAAGAATACATTTGATGAAATATATCAAAGTGTAAAAGATGAAGTGCAATGTGATAAATATTCATTACACGTATCCGCTAGAGGAAATTTTAGAAGAGATATTAAACAAGATTTTACAGTCTATAAAGGTAAGAGGAAAGAAAAACCTATTAACTTTAAAGAGTGTAAAGATTATGTATTAGAAAATTATAAACCAATTAGTAAAGAGGGTTATGAAGCTGATGATACGGCTTCTGTTGAGGCTACTAAGTATTTAAAAAATGGACAATTATATATTTTAATTACTGTAGACAAAGACTGGCAAATTATAGGTGGTTTATTTTATTCAATGATACACAAACATGTTAAGTCTATTTCTAGATTTGAAGCGTGTGAGTTTTTTAATACACAACTTTTAACAGGTGATACTGTTGATAATATACCTGGTATTAAAGGTGTAGGTATTGTTAAGGCTACTAAGTTATTAAAAGGTAAAGATCTAACTAAACAGTTTGAATCTATAATTAGATTATACAAAAAACATTATCCTGAAGATTATATCGAAAGATTAAATGTTATGGGTAAGATGCTTTATCTTGTAAAAGATTATAAAGACAATTCTGATTGGAATATAGATTACTGGAAAGGCTTTATAAAAAATGTGTAAAAAAGAAAGTAAACTAAAATATTATAGATCAGTTAAAGGTATTTGCAGTAGATCATTTAATCACTGCAAAGACCGTGTTAAGAAATATAGATTAGACTTTGATTTAGACTTAGAATATTTAAGATCTATTTATCCTAAAGATAGTAGATGTCCTATTCTAGGTTATGTAATGAAACCTAGCCAAGGTCTTTTAGGTGGCGATAATTACAGCCCTACACTAGATCGTATAGATCCTAGTAAAGGTTACATTAAAGGTAATGTGGAGTTTGTATGTTCGTTAGCTAATAAAATGATGAGTAATGCAAGTGGTGAAGATTTAATTCGTTTTAGTAAATGGATTGATGAGAGGTATAATAATATAACATAGAGAGGTATAACATGGGTAAGAACACTAACTTTATAAAACATACAAGTTGTGAAAGTTGTGGTAGCAGTGATGCTAATGCAGTTTATAGTGACGGATCTGCTTTTTGTTTTTCTTGTAAGAAAACACAAGCTAAAGATACACAAGATACAGAAGTTGATTTTAGTGTTGTTCAAACTAATCTAACTTTAGATGAGATTGAAGCATTACCTGTTGATACATTTAGAGGAATATCTAAACAAGTATTATACAATTCTGGTGTTAAGGTTGAGTATGATGAGAATAGAAATATTATTAGTCATTACTATCCAATTACAATTAATAAAAAAGTTAAAGCTTATAAGAAAAGAATTGTAGCTACTAAAGACTTTAGAGTTGTTGGTAAAGCTGAAGTTCCTGAATTATTTAATCAGACTAATTGCGGTAAGTATAGAAATTTAGTTATTACTGAGGGTGAGATAGATTGTTTATCTTTACTTGAGATGTTAACTAAAGCCAAAGCCAAATTTGATGTTGTATCAATTGTTAATGGTGCTCAATCAGCTAGACGTAATATTGCTAGTAACCTAGATTTTGTAAATAAATATGATCGGGTAATGTTGGCCTTTGATCAAGATGAACCAGGGATAGCCTCAGCAAACGATGTGGCTCACATTATAAAACCAGGTAAATGTCATATTGTTAATAGTGTTTATAAAGATGCTAACGATGCTCTTTGTAAAGAACAATCTGATATTTATTTATCTAATATCTGGGGTGCTAAAGTTTATAAACCCGATAACTTTGTTAGTGGTGAAAAGATCTGGGATGCTTTTAAAGAAAGATCTACAGTTAAATCTGTACCTTATCCTTTATGCCTTAAAGGTGTTAATGATAAATTGTTTGGTATGAGATTAGGTGAAATTACTTTATTTACATCTGGTACTGGATCTGGAAAGTCTACTGTTGTTAAGGAAACAATATTAAACTTATTAGATAATACTGAATCTAAGGTTGGTTTAATATCATTAGAGGAATCTATTGGCGACACTGCTACTAAACTTATTGGTATGGCTATTAATAAAAATATTAGGATGCCTGAAGATGTTACAGAAGAAGAAGCACGTAAAGGTTATGAAAAAGTATTTGGCGATGAAAGATTAATTCTTTTAGACCACCAAGGATCTGTAGCTGATACGTCTTTATTAGATAGGATTGAATACTTAGCAGCCTTAGGTTGTCAATATTTAATTCTTGACCATATCACAATCGCTGTAAGTGAGGGTGTTGATGGTGCAACTGGTAATGAAGCAGTTGATAAGGTTATGAGTTCTTTGTTGAAAATTGTTAAAAGATATAATGTTCACTTAACACTAATATCACACTTGAGAAAAAGTTCGGGTGAGGGTAAAAGTTTTGAAGAGGGTGTTATGCCTAATTTAGATTCTATAAAAGGATCTGGATCAATTAAACAAATAAGTTTTGACATTATAGGTTTTGCTAGAAACATGATGGCATCTGAAAAATCTGATAGAAATATTGTAAAGTTTGCAGTGTTGAAGTCTAGGTTTAGCGGGGATACTGGATCGTGTGGACAGGCAAGATATGATGTAAACACTGGAAGATTAAGTTATAGTGAAAGTAATTTAGCCTTTGAAGAAGTGTAATAACCAGTTTCAGTTAGAAGTTAGTATTGTACGTAAGACTAGAAATAGCAGGCATCTAACAGACAATGATACAAGGATGACAAATAGGCAATCCTCTCTCAAGCCTACATCGGTATTAGTAAACTGAAGCAGCTGAGCAACCTGTTTAAAAGGCTCACAAAAATTTAGAAAGGATATATGACATACGATGAGTTATTTGATGATATAGAAAAGGAAGATAAAATGAGAAAAACGTTAATTGATAGTGTTAAGAAACATGCCGAGGGCCATATTGCAAAGCATAAGGCTAATATAGAAATTATATTAACTAAGAGTGTAGCAGTAGCTGAACACCCTGACGTTATTGAAACAATAGAAAAAGAATTAAATATTATTGCTAAATATAATGATCAATTAGAGATTTTAAAAAAGTATTTTAAATAAAATGTAAGGGGGCTTTTTAAACCCCCTACATATTCTTATTTTAAAATTAATTTTACAATAGATTTTTCATTTAAATATATCTCTGTCTCAGCCATAGACTTTATACATTGATACTTTATATGTTCTTTTGCATCACGTTTAGCTATACGTGCATGTTTTAAACACTGACCCATTGAATCCTGAATCCTGTGTTCTTTTATTTCCCCATTAACTATCATTAATAAGGCTATTACTATTTCAGTTACCATTGCCGTTTTCCCTTACCTTATCTTTTAAATGCTCAATATCTTCTAGAGCCTTATCTAGTTGTTCTCTTAAAAATTCTATATTTACTTTATTAGTCATATTCATTTCTTGAGTTTCTTCCATTTTTTCTACGGTTTTATAAAGATCCTCAATTAAAAAATGTTGTTCTTGATCTGTTGGTACTTGTTCAGATTTTTTAAGTAAATCATTTTCAAATAGTTCTCTAGAAGTTTCTAAACTTGTAAGCCTAGCAGTTAATTCTGTGTAAGCTAAAATCCCCATAGAAACACCCACGATTAATCCAATCATATTCTTAATAGGCATTGCTACTGAAGTATTTTCAGATACTTTCATATTCTAGGCCCTCCAAATAAAGCAAGTAAACACAATAGAACTATTAATATAGCTGTAAATCTGTAGTCCATTTGTGCCCTCATTTTT